TTTACTTGGTCACGTGATGTGGTAAACAAGCTTCAATTCGGCGGTACTGGTTTATACTATTCACCAACTCGTATCCCTTCAACTACAGCAGAAGGAAACAATGTTACAGCTTTCCAAATTGACAATTTGAATGGAGTAAAAGAAGTAATGGGTGAATATTGGAACTATATTGAAGACTTTATCGAGGATATGAAAAAAGTATTCCCAACACTACAAGATGATTGGGGTATCTACATTCCTGAGGTAAAATATCTTTCACCCGAACCACTTGTAAACTATCGTAATCTATCTCTTACAAAATTCCCAAATGTACACTTTGTAGGAGATGCATTATCAGCTAGAGGTATAACAGTTTCAGGAGCTCAGGCAATATACGTTGCCGAGGACGTTCTTTCTTATTACCTTCGCGATACCGAATATCCGGAATTTTTAAGCCATTACGCAGTATGAAAAAAGAAACAATTTACGAAGAACGCCGAATGAGATCTAAAGGAGCACATCACTATTTCTTTAAAGAAAGTGGTAGCGATGCTTGGAAATACCATAACTGGGATGGGCCCGCGGTTCAACCTATTGAAGGTGAAGAATCAGAATATAAAAAAGAATATCATTTATACGGTCGCCAATTAACTCTAGAACAGTGGGAAGAAGCTCGCAAAAACAGAGAAGGCTTACCTTGGTATAAAAATCCTTCAATGCGAGGAACAACACGATTCTAATGGGACATAAATACGAACCAGTACCTCGTCAAGGTGACTTTTATAAAAAAGTTTGGGGACATGAGCTTTGGATTATTAATGATGAAGAATATTGTGGTAAACTTCTAGTATTTGAAAAAGATAAAAAATTTTCAATGCATTATCATTTGATTAAAAAAGAATCATGGTATGTTGCTAAAGGGGAATTTTTATATAGTTGGGTTGAAACTGAAAAAGCAGCAGTTAAAACTGTTACAATTAAAGAAGGAGATGTAATCGATCTTGAAAGAGGCCAACCACATCAACTTACAGCACTAACCGAAGGAGCTACAATTTTTGAAGTTTCTACTAAACACTTTGAAGAAGATAGTTACCGTATCATCCCTGGCAGTTCACAAGATGATTTTGTAAATGAAATTATCCAACAACAATTACCTGAAGTAGTAGTATCTAGAGATTTAACTAAATTTTGGTCTTTAAATGACAAATTAATTGATTTTTCTAGTATGAACCTGCATACTATTTCTCAAGCAGAAGCTGAAGTAGAACTTGGATGGGAAGCTGCTATGCATTGGTCTAATATTATTCATAAAGAATTAGATAACGAATTTTTCCAACTTAACCCAGGAGATATCTATGTTGATTTAGGATCTAATATTGGTATGAATTGTGCTTATGCCGAAAGTAAAGGAGCATCTAAAATTTATGCTGTTGAACCTGACCCAGATGTATTTAAAGCTCTCCAGAAAAACTCAGGTAAAAATTGGACATTAGAAAATATTGCTGTTTCTAATAAAAAAGGATTTATGGAAATTAGTATGTGGCCTAATTGGCAAGTAAAACGCATATTAAAATGCACTACTTTAGAAGATATTATTGAACGTAATAATATAGAAAAAATAGACTATCTTAAAATTGATATTGAAGGTGGAGAAAAAGAACTTATCCCTTCAATTCAACCAGAAACTTGGGCTAAAATTAGTAAAATTTTTATTGAATATCACGAAGATGTATTTGGGTATTCTGAAGAAGCTCGAACAGAATTTATTAAAACTATTCATCAATATGGTTTTAATTTTCATGTATCCATTGCCGGTAATCAAAGCTTTTTGTATTTTTGGAGAGTATGAAGATAGGATTATGTGGGACAATGAGTGTAGGTAAAACCACACTTGTCAATGCTTTAAAAGAGCTACCAGAGTTTAAAGACTATATGTTTAGAACTGAACGTTCAAAATATTTAATGGAACAAGGTATTCCATTGAATACTGATTCGACTTTTAAAGGTCAATTAGTATTTTTAGCGGAACGTTCAATGGAGCTTATGCAAGAAAATATTATTACAGACCGCACAGTAATTGATGTTATAGCGTTTGCTCGCGCTTCTAAATCAATGGATCACGTTGAAAAATATGATTTTGAACAGGTAGCTACATTATTAATTAAAGACTATGATTATATTTTTTATATAAGTCCTGAAGGAGTAGATATAGAAGATAATGGTGTACGTGAAACTGATATTGAATATCGTAAACTAATTGATTTTATAATCACTAACCAGATTAAATCAAGACGTTCTCTTATTCAAAATTATGGTATATTAGAAGGACCTACTGAAGAACGTATTAAGCAGCTTAAATTTCAATTAGGTTTGTGATATTTATGAGAAAACTATAATATATCTAAAGATGAAAATATCTGAATTAAAGTCCGCTATCCGCGAGATGATTATTAGCGAACTTAACGAGGCTGAATTCCAATCTAAACCTGGTGAGGTTGATAAAATTAAAGATAGACTGAAACCAGGTGATACTGTTAAAGTAGTAGCTGAAGATGAGGCTCTTAACGAAATGGCTAAAATTGCAGGTGATCTAAAAGTAGCAATCGAAAAAGTAATCGAAAAAAACAAAGACGGTGAAAAGAAAGACATCCGTAAGGCCATTAAAGCTGACGATGATGTTCAATCAGCTCTAGGCCCAGACGACGATTTGTTTGATAACCAACTTAACAAATTTATCGACCTAGTAAGAGGCGAAAGAGAAGTTGGTCAACGTGGTCGTAAAGCTGATCCAAACAAACCTGAAAAAGAGAAAAAAGAAGGTGGAATGCGTGGTCGTCCCAAATCAGCTACCCCAGCTGCTAAAAAGAAAGAACCAAAAATGAAAACTTTCTCAATGGGTGATAAAAAATACTATGCTGGTGGTAACGATGAAGAAGGACCTTCAGATCTAGAACTACGTAAATTAGCTGGTTCAGGTGGCAAAGTTGAAAAAGGTAAAGCTGCTCAACTTCGCGCTCAAGAAAAAGCTAAATTAGTTAAAGTATTCTTAAAAGATATGAGAGATGCTGGTATTGTAGATAATGCAAACCGTGTTCTAGATAAAGAAAAATATGCTGATTCTTGGTCAAAAGCTAAAATTGAGATTGAAGATAAGGTATCAAAACTTAGCTAATGCTTAAGTGGTTTAAAACGAACCCCCAAACAGCAGTTATTTTATTGCTAGTAGGGGTTCTTATTTTTCAATATTTGTTTCTAAGTAATTCATATAAAAAAGAATATTATAGATTACTTAAGGAACAAGAAAAAAAATATGAACAACAAATAGGAAAGTTACATAGTTCAAACGATTCTATTTTAGATATAAATAAAGCAATCGAAAAACAAATTGCAGATATAGATAAACAAATAGCTAAAAAAGATGCTGAATTAGCTAAATTAAAAAAACAAAATGCACAAAATACTGCTAAGCTTAATGCTATGTCTGACGCTGAGCTTTCCAGCGCTTTCACAGAACTCTTCAACTGATTTAATTACAGTACCTCGTTCTACAGTTGTAAACGCTATTACAAAATATAACGACTGTAAACTTGAACTACAGTATAGTCAAGAAAAATTATTTGCTACTGAAACTAAAATAAAACTTTATCAAGAAGAAGTTCTGAATTTAAATAATCTTATAGCTAATAAAGATATCGAAATAGCTACTCAGGGCGAAGTTATTAAATTAAAAGAAAGTGAAATAAAGGCTTTAAAACAAGCCAAAAAAGCAAAGTTTTGGAATGGTGCACTGATAGGATTTGGTAGCGGTATAGTTGCTCTATTCACAGTAATCCAGTTATAGTACTATGAGTGATCAAGATTTAAGAAAAATAATCCAACAAGAATATGTTAAGTGTGCCCAAGATCCAGCACACTTTATGCGTAAATATTGTTATATCCAACATCCACAACGTGGCCGTGTTGTCTTTAATCTATACCCTTTCCAAGGTAAAGTACTTAATCTATGGAAAGATAATCCATATTCTATTGTACTTAAATCCCGCCAGCTAGGTATCTCTACATTAGCAGCGGGGTATTCACTTTGGTGGATGACGTTCCACAAAGACAAAAACGTACTTTGTTTAGCTACAAAGCAAGAAACAGCTAAAAACATGGTAACTAAGGTAAAATTCATGTACGAGAATTTACCTTCATGGCTGAAAGTACCAGCAGACGAAAACAACAAATTAACGTTACGATTAAATAACGGTTCTCAAATCAAAGCAGTATCCGCAGCAGGCGATGCTGGTCGATCAGAAGCAGTATCTTTGCTGATAGTGGATGAGGCCGCGTTCATTGAAAACATTGGAGAAATATGGGCATCAGCACAACAAACACTTGCTACGGGTGGTGGAGCAATAGTACTATCAACACCTTATGGAACTGGAAACTGGTTTCACCAGACATGGGTAAGAGCGGAAGCACAGGAGAACGACTTTTTACCTATCAAGTTACCTTGGTACGTACACCCGGAGAGGGACGAAGCGTGGAGAAAGAAACAAAATGAACTTTTAGGTGATCCTAGAATGGCAGCACAGGAATGTGACTGTGACTTTAGCACCTCAGGTGAAACAGTATTTTACCCAGAGTGGATCGAATTTATATCGCAAACTACCATTAAAGAACCGGTTGAAAGACGCGGAGCAGACAAAAACCTATGGGTATGGGAACCTGCCTCTTACACGCGAGATTACATGGTAGTAGCTGACGTAGCTAGAGGTGATGGTAGGGACTTTTCAGCGTGTCACGTAATGGATATTGAAACCAATACACAAGTTGCTGAATATAAAGGACAATTATCACCAAAAGAATTTGGACATTTTCTTGTAGGTCTAGCCTCTGAATACAACAATGCTCTATTGGTAATAGAAAACGCATCAGTAGGTTGGGCAACTATCGAAACTGTTATAGAACGTGGCTATCAGAATTTCTATCAGTCACCTAAGAGTGACTTAGTAACAGCTGATTCGTATTTTAACCGATATGAATACGGCAACAATTTAACTCCTGGTTTTACAATGTCTTTAAAAACCAGACCTTTAGTGGTAAACAAATTTAGAGAATACGTTGGCGATCATTCTGTAACAATCCAATCAAAACGTTTACTAGAGGAAATGAAAGTATTCATTTGGAAAAACGGACGTCCAGAAGCACAAGGTGGATACAACGATGATTTAGTAATGTCGTTTGGTATTGGTATGCTTTTAAGAGATACTTCACTTAAATTCCAACAACAAGGTTTAGACATGACTCGCGCTGCTTTAGGTAGTATGACAAAAACACAAGGAGGAGTATATTCAGGTAATGCTGTCCAAAATCCTTATACACAAAAAATAGGAAACCAACAGGAAGATCTCCGTTGGCTTCTTTGATATTTATGATAATAAAATAAGCAATGGCTGATACTAGTATATTTTCAAGATTAAGAAGACTCTTCTCAACTGATGTAATCATCAGAAATGAGGGGGGAAGTCAACTTAAAGTAGTTGACACTGATCACATTCAAACTAGTGGTGAATTTCAAACTAACTCATTAGTAGATAGATTTGGAAAAATTTATACTAACCCAGCCTCTACATCTCTTTTAGGTTCACAATTTAATTTACAATATCAGTATTTAAGAACTTATCTTTATAGTGATTATGATACAATGGATACAGATGCTATTGTAGCTTCTGCTCTTGATATTATTTCGGATGAATGTACTTTAAAGAATGATATGGGTGAAGTGCTTCAAATTAGAAGTAGCAATGACGATATTCAGAAAATTCTTTACAACCTATTTTATGATGTAC